CACCGTCAGAATTAGCCTTAGGCATTATCTGAACATTGAAGTAAGCAGGCGTTCCGCCTTCTATCACTGCATTAGCATACATCTCTACGTTTGGTAGTGCAATAAGTTGAGTACCGTCTTCTGATAAGAGAAGTAAAGCACCGTTAACTTTTTTGATTTCAGTTGAATATCCCTGACCTGTAAATGTTTTACCGTCAATAGTATTTGTCATTGTTACGGCAGAACCTTTCTTATTCAGGAATATATCGGTAATAGAACCGTCAACAGATGCTACTTGCATAGATATGTCAGGGTCGCCAGCAGTTGTATAACTCGCCCACCTTTGACCTGTGGTGAGTTTTATATAATCAATACTTGCTGCGCCTGAGTCATAGTTAAAGGAATCCTCCAGTACAGGTAGCTCTACAGCTAGAGTAGTCAGAGTTGCTAAGTCCACATCAGGAGTAGTATTTAAAAGAACTCTCTTAACTTTATCAAAGACTTTCTGTAAGTCTTCGAGTGGTTTTGTAATTGTTATTTTAGCCATTGTTTATTTTGTTAAAATGTTTGCGTAAATCATTAAATAGTGATATCCTTTTCCGTCATGCCCACCTGCAACTAAGCGTGGGGATATTGCGGTAAATTTTTCAGTTACGATAGGGAATAAATCTATAACCGACTTGTAAAGCGTCTCTATTCCGTTAACATCTTCAACTCCACCTGCAAATTCTTTTTGAAACAGGTCGATTCTTAAAGATGCTTCTTGATAAGCGTTCTGGTCTTTCATTGAACCCGCTAAGTCTACTACGATAAAGTTTTTCAATTCCGTAGGAACTGTAACAGGTCTGTTTGAAGTGTACACCTTGCTTATACCCGATAAGGTCGTGTAAAGTGAAAGAAGTATGTCTTTTCTTGGAAACGCTTTTGCCATTACTTCATTGGTTTAAAATTATTAAGCATCCCTTTTGCATTTCTAAATGTATTGGTAAGTACGTTACCTTTTAAAACGGTTTCTATGTAGGTTGAATATTCAGTACCACTACACATTACAAGTTCAATTCCTTTGGTTTTAGATTGATATGATTGAAGGAATTTGTAAGAAAACTCTTCTCCATAACCTCCATCCGTGTCTACACTTCCCGTGAACGCCCTTGTCCTTCCGCCCCAATCAGGGCTTAATAGAACCTTTTCTCCTTTTTTCAACTTTACTCTGACAGGTGGTTTTATCCCATCGTTAGAATAGTAGTAGGAGAACTTTCCGTCTAAGTAGAGTCCGATTGCATAACTTGTTATAGTGTTACCCGTAAATGCTCCTATTGGTGATTTGTAGTTGATTACAGCGTGGTTTACAAGCTGGTCGCATATATCTTCAAGATTTGATTTAACGTGTTCTAACGCCAATTCTCGTGCCTTTTTAAGACCCTTGGTTAGTGATGCTTCATTTGTCATTGACCTATGCTGTTAAAGAATACAGTTGTCCCCAAATTGCCTGCATTTACCTCTATAACCTTACCTGAATAAGTTCCCGTAATATCAGTTACATTTAAAAGATCGCCTGCCTTAATCGGCAAAGTACCCGGAATGGATAATCCATATTTAGAAATTAAGACCTCATTGAATTTTGATGTATTAGTGTACTTTCTACACTTACCCTCATATATGATTACCTCCTGACCTTCATCGAACGGCGTCGGTTCAGTCATTCTGTAAATCTTGCACGTATGAGGGAATCTTGGGTTTACCATAATCTCATTCCAAAAGGTCTTAGCTTAATAGTTGATTTATTAGTAGTCTCGCCATACTTCCTGTAGATAAGATTAGCTTTGTCAATAAGGCTTGCCCTGTCAGATGCACTTTTTTGTGTACCGCCTTCTCTGTGTTTCCATCCTGCATCGGAATCCTCAACAGTACCTGAAACGCTTGGTAGGGTAGCACAATACATATAAAGGTCTGCCATGCATAGCTCTCTTTGTTTAGTAGAAAGGCTTGAAACCAAACTTCCAAATTCAACCTCTCTGCTTAAAAGAATTGACATTAACGCTTCATCCGAGACAGAATACCCTACACAACCCCGAAGAAATACTTCAACGGGGAGTGTAGCAGTAGTATGTTGAGAAATTGCCATTATACTATCTTTAAATAATAGAACCAACGTGTCTTATTGGGAACTACCAATCCTGTAACTTCTGATTTGATGACTTGCGTCATTGTCTCATCGTTAAAGTGTTGTAGTAAAAGAGTACGTCCACCGTCATATAAAGCAGCTCTCGAAGCAGAGGAGATAGAGAATATCGGCTTACCGAATTGAACGTCTCCCAAGTCTTCGTTAGGTACGTAAACCATTACACCATCGTTAAATGAGTTTAATGTAACTCTGCCACCTTTCTTTTCAACTTCGGCTATATCGTCTATAACTACGATAGGAGCTCCAATACGCTTTTCTATGAAAGCCTTGATAGTATCGTCGTCTTGGATATTACCATATGCAAGTTGAGCATCGGCGTTTGTTATTTCAGGTCTCATAGCTTGCGCCCACATTTTCCTAAAATAAGGTAGGTCGATTATAATATCCCAAGTGTTTTTGCTTACTTCCCAATGACCAGCAGGAGCATAGTCTTTGTTTTCGGCAGCCTTCTTGATATCTTTTAGCTTCTTGATAGGGTTAATACCAGACTGTTCAGTTACTACACCTGTGGAAGAGTTTACAGAATACCACCTGTCGGTAAACTTGTTCTTAGCGGAAACGCCAAAATCAAGAGTTAAAGGAACACCCAAAGGATTGTTGGTGCTATCAATAACTAATTTACCCTCGTTGGAAATTATCTGATGTCTCTGGTATTTTATAGTATTGTAGTTACCTCCTAAGAGTTTATCTACACTATTGAAAAGCAGATCCATTACTGTTTCAGTTATTTGGCTATCCACTCCACCCATTCTTTCAGCAAGTGCCATCTGCTCACGCATGATTTTTCTTGATATGGGTATTTCATGCTTGAAGGTAGGGAGTCCACCTTGCTTCAATTCTAATCCGTCAGTAGATTTAGTTGCACCGTCTGAGTCTATGTCTACATAAGTAGCCATTGAATAAACGTTAAATGCAGCTTCAATCTGCGAATAAGTAGGATTGATAGGTATGTTGGGATTAACAGGGAATCCCATCTGCGAATAAATCGCTTCGGCATTATACTTGTCAGCAAATACGCTTTCTACCCAAAGGTTAAAGGCATCTGAACCCTGAAAGCCCATATCTGCAAGACCCTTACCGACTAAATCGTAAAAATTTTTATCTCTTTGTATCATAGTATCATTTTTTAGTCTTCACGTACAAATTCAATTGCAGGCAATTGGCTCTCAATAGAAGAAGGTAGTCCACCACCTAAAACTCTATCGGCATAAATTCTACCGTTGCGAACAACAGCACATGTAGCATGAATAGTTCCTTCGGGCATATATACATCCTCGAATATAAGACCGTTAACATCATCCAGGCTTGACCCATCAGGATCAACACCTTTCACAAGGACTTCAAATTCGGCTTCAACACCTGTAGCGGCTGCTGCGAAAGCGGGAGCTTCTTTAGCTTCGTTATCGGAAGCTGTAAATGTTACAACATCGCCCTCGGCTTCTGCCGTCCATCCTGTGTAAGTACCTGCTGCAATCTTAGCTGCAACCTCAGCTGCGGTATCGTCAGTAGCCGCTACTGCGATAGTTACGTCTGTACCGTCAAGAGTTACCGTCAAGTTACCTGCTGCAGTTGCACCTTTAGTTACTGTTAATTGAGCAACCTCGGCTACTCCTGCCTGCCCAACGGCAGTAATCACTAAAACCTCTTTCCCTGCACCTTGGAATTTC